AGGCTTATTAGTAAATACCCACATTTAACAGAAACAAGAATAGACACTATTTATTCAATTGATACTGTTATAATAGACAATTACGATACAACAGTATTAAGCAACATAATAAAGCACGATAGCACAATAGTAGTAAATAATGAAAAGGTTTATCTTAAATACTTCTATGACACACTTAGACAAGAAATCTACCATGAGGTTGAATGCTTTGGCGATACGGTTATTAAAGAAAAAATTATACCGTATAAGGTCGAAAAGATTGTCTATAAAGAGCTAACTTGGTGGCAACAATACAAACACCTTATTATAATATTTGCTTTGCTTATACTGGTTTTAATTGTGTTAAAAAAATTAGGTAAATTAATATGAGTACAAGGCACAATGAAAATACTGAACACAACAAAAGGTACAAGCCTACAAATCAAGGCAATCCAAGATATAGGCTTTCACAAGATGAAGCTGACATAATATTTAATTACAGAAGGATAAAAGAAGAAGCTGAAAAAGAAGGTCTTGATCCTAACCTTGTTCATAGTGGTTGGATTAAAAACAAAAATGCATCATTATATTTTAAGGTTAATGATATTAAAGGTCACTTTGAAAAATTAGCTAAAGAACTAATTGAAGAAGCAAAGCAATACTCACCTAAATATCCTACAATAGAAAGGCAGAAATACAGTGACAGTCATTTAATGTTTATTTGCCCAAGCGATTTGCACATTGGGAAACTTTGTAAGAGCTTTGTAAGTGGTGAAGAGTATAATTGCCAAGAAGCTGTAATAAGGTGCTTAGAAGGCGTTAAAGGCTGCATTCAAAAAGCCAGTGGTTTTAATATTGATAGAATAGTGTTGTTATTAAGTGGTGATTTATTACACATAGATAATTTTGAAGGCACAACAACAAAAGGCACAAGGCAAGATACAGATGGTATGTTAAGTGATCATTTTTTAATAGCTCAAAGATTAATGATTGATGTTATTAAAAACCTTGTACAATTGGCTGATTTGCATATAATGTACACACCTGGAAACCACGATCATTTAACTGGTTGGATGGTAGCACAATTGCTTCAAGTACATTTTAGATACAACAAAAATATTTCATTTGATGTTAGCTTACAAATGAGAAAATATTATAGGTATTATAAGAACTTGATTGCATCTTGTCACGGTGATAAAATTAAGATGGACTTATTGCCAATGCTTATGGCTGATGAATGTGGTGAGTGGTCTAATACAAAATATAGATATATGTTTACTCAGCATATACACCATAAAATAAGTAAAGACTTTCCAGGAGTTTCAATTGAAAGTTTAAGATCACCAAGTGAAGCTGATGCTTGGCATCATAAAAGTGGCTACCAATCATCTAACAATAAAGCCATTGAGTGCTTTTTATTCTCAAAAACTGCTGGTCAAATAGCAAGAATTACACATTTATTTTAACATTAACATCCTCTTGTTAATTATTTTTTCTAAACTTTTTGTTGTTTGTATTGTAATTATATTTACATTTACACAAAACAAAATATTATTATTATGAAAATAGATGTTATTAGAAAAGAACAAAGCGATGAAATTTTAGCTATTGTTATCAATCGAAAAAAATGTTATGTATCTCACGATACAACTTTTGGAGAAACAAGGGAATTATTCAAATTTTTCAAAATTTATTTTTGTGAAAATTTGGATGATAAATTAAAAACTTTAAAAGCAAAAATTATATAATTAAATTTTAAAAAGTGTATTTATTAATATGCTTTTTTTTTGTACTAAAAATTAAATAAAAATTAAAATTATGGATGAATTTATACATATTGATAGAAACCCTAAAAATTGGCCTTATTATATTTTAGTTGCTGATTTTTGGCAAGGAAAATTAATTGGATCTCATTATTTTGGCTTTAATAGTATTGGAGAAGCGAAAGAATTTATGCAGCATCCGGAAAACAAATATTGCAAGTATATAAGTAAAAATAAAAAAACAAATATTGCAAGTATTTAAATAAAAATAAAATAAAATAAAATAAAATATTATGGAAAATTTATATGTCTACGAATATAAGTCAGAAGCCTCTTTAAATAAGCATTTTAACAAGCTTATAAAATATGCAGGTAAGAAGAGGGTTAACAAATTAATCTCTATTTATATACAAAATAATAACATAACAGCTGCTAAAATGATTTCTATTTATGAAAAAAATTCCACAGATTTCTGGGAAATGGATACATTTTTCGAAAGAATTACAAACAATGGATTCCAACGATATAATTCTAATGCTGTTGTATTTTTTGCACAAGAAATAATTAATGTTGTAAGATCAGCTAAAAAATTAAATTTAATATAATGTAATATGAAGAAAGAAATAATTAACACAGCTTTACTTATAACAGCTTTTTATATAAGTTATAAGCTAATAACATTTTTATTAATTAATACTTAAATAATGGCAAGGACAAGAACCTTTTATGTTGAAGAAAAAGATAATGATGTTATCAATGAATTTGTTGATATACACATTAAAAGACAAGAACAAGCAAGGCTTGATGGCAAAAGTATAAGACCATACAGCTATTCAAAAACACTTGTAAGCTTGATAACTGAATATGTAAAACAAAACAAAAATAAATAATATGGAAACAACAATTAAGCAAAGCAAAATAGTATTTAATCTAAGTGACTTAGATCAATTTGGCACACCTTTTAATACTGAAGTTAAAGTGTATAAAAATTCACCTGATAGCAAAACAGTAATAGAATTTGAATTGGATGGCACACACCACCATTTGCTAAGAGATGAACTTGAAAGACTTTTAAAAGTATTAAATACTATAAAACAATCGCTATGATACACGAACACGATTATAATGGTTTTATATACCAGCAGGAATTAATGGAATCTTGGCAAAAACATGAATACATTAAAGAATTATATTTAAATCTTAAATACGAATTAACTAAAATAAATTGGGTTAAATTAAACTATTGTGCTAACCAAAAACACAATTACAATAATTTTTCTAAAACAATTTATACTAAACATTTATTTAAGAATATTGAAGAACTAAACAATATAATAAGAAAGCTGAAAATAGTATATGCAGACGCAGAAATACAAAGGGCAGAAAAAATTAAACAATTAACAAATAAATTAATAAAACAAATAAAATGAACAAGCTAAAAACAGTAAACATTAAAGGCAAGGAATATGTAACAGTTAATGAAAGACTTAAATACTTTCGTGAAAAATTTACAGGCTATTCTTTAACAACAGAAATAACACATATTAATGAAAATGGTGTTATAATTAGAGCAAGTATAAAAAACGATACAGGCGTTGAGGTTGCCAGTGGCTATGCTCACGAGAAGCAAAACAGTAGCTTTATAAACAAGACTTCATTTATTGAGAACTGTGAAACATCAGCTTGGGGTAGATGCTTAGGCAACTTTGGAATAGGCGTAGATGAAAGTGTTGCAAGTGCTGATGAAGTAGCTAATGCAATTAACAACCAATGATTATAATTTATATATTAACTATGATAGGTTTATTAAGTATTTACTTATCAATAAAAAACAGCAAATGAAAAAAGATAGATTAAGCTATTCAGCACTAAGTCAATTTAGTAAAAGTCCTAACCATTTATTAAGTTACTGGAAGGATGAATTTGAACCTACTCCAGCAATGCAATTTGGATCACTACTACACAAAATGATATTGGAAGCTGATGATTTTCACAATGAGTATGTTGTATTTGAAGGCACAAGAAGAGGTAAAATTTGGGATGAATACAAAGCAATTAATGAAGATAAAATAATTGTTACTGGCAAAGAATATAACATTGCAAGAAATGTATATGACAAAGCAATGAAAAGTGATATGCTAAGAAAGTTATTAATGAAAACTAATGAAACTGAAAAGCATATTGAATGGCAATACAATGAAGTTAATTATCACGGTTATTGTGATATGGTTGGTGAAGATTTTATTGCAGATATTAAGATTGTAGCTGATGCTGGTGAAAAGTTTGCAAGAGATTTAAGATACAATGATTATAGTTTACAAGCTGCAATGTATTTAAAAGGCTTACCTAAAGCTAATTATTATATTATTGCAATAGAAAAAACAAGTCCTTACAATGTGCAAGTATATAGGTTTGGAGATTTATTACTTGGCAATGCAGAAAAAAGATACTACTACTTAAATAAACAATACAAAGATTGGAATGGAGAACCACAAAGCTATGATGCCGGTATAGTAACTATTGGACAAAATGAATTCGTAACTTTTTAATAACTAAAAAATAAATAAAAATGAGTGAAAAAACAATTTATTGTGGATCAGGCAAAAAACAAAATGAAACCTGGTTAAAAGCAACAATTAACATTGGCAAAATTAAAGACCATATTGAAGAATTTAATGGTCACAAGTTTGTTAGATTAAACATAAACATTAAAGATGAGGTTGATGATTATGGCAAAAATGTTTCTATAAGTGTTGACAAGTGGCAACCTGAAGAACAACCAGCTAAGCAAGTAGAAACAAAAGAAGAAGAAAGTGATCTTCCATTCTGAATAGATTACTTTAAAAAAAGAGGTTGGTATGAAGTCAAATGAAGAACTTTGCAAGATAATTCAAGAGCTGTTAATATTAGGTTATACAATACCTGAATTGGCAGATCAGTGGGGTATCAGCAAAACAAATTTAACAAGCAAGTATAACATAGTTAAGAATAGAAATAAGTATATAAGAAAAGTTAAATTTCACGGCAAAGAAGAACCTTATCACATTGATGAATGGATGTATGGCTACATACCAACCTACACTTTTGAAGAACTAAGCTTTAGAGAAAAGGAATTATATTATAATAATTTAAAACAAAACAATTAAAATGAAACATTTAAACAAAAAAATTGGAATGATTGGGCAAAAGATAGTCTGTAATTATTTAAGAGATAACAAGATTAATTATTGGACAAACTTTAACGATAATTATAACAAAACAGATATCATAATGGAAAAAGATAATGTTATGTCTTTTGTAGAAGTTAGTACAAAGCAATATACAACACAAAAAGGTTTAAAAGTAACTGGTAAAAACACTAAGCAAATTAATAGTTATATACAGCGACAGAAACAATTTAACATTAAATATTTTATTGTATTCGTTGATATAAAAAATAATAGTGTTTATGGCAATTATTTAGATAATTTATTAAATAATACAACCTATAAAAATGCTGTATTTCCTTTAGAAATTAATTGTAGGGGTCAACATATAACTTTTTTTAGTTTATACGACATGATTAAATTAAAGGAACTAAGTAAAGAAGAAAAAGAACAGTTAAGCATATTAACTTTTAGAAATAAAAACAACAAATTTCAAACTGATATCTATGAAACGGTTACAAGCTGAAGAACATTTTAAACAGATTTTAAAATACTTAAAACAAGACACAGAACGCGAGGGATTAAAAGAAACACCTAAGCGATATATTAAATTTTTAGAAGAATTTTTAGAGCCTAAAAAATTTAACTTCACAACATTTGACGCTGAAGGTACTGATGAAATGATAATACAAACAAACATACCTTTTTATAGTTTATGCGAACATCATGTGGCTCCTTTTTTTGGAGTGGCAAATGTGGCATATATTCCAGATAATAAAATAGTTGGATTATCTAAACTTGCAAGAACTGTTGACCTTTATGCTAATAGATTTCAAAATCAAGAAAGAATAACAACACAAATTGCAGAGCGATTAATGAAGGAATTAAACCCTTTAGGTGTAGCTGTTAACATGAAAGCTCAACATTTATGTATGTGTATGAGAGGAGTTAAAAAACACGACACTTGGACGACAACCAGTAAAATGACTGGAGTATTTAAAACAGATTTAAATTGTAGAAATGAATTTTTAAACTTAACAAAATGAAAAGCAATATAATAGTGAATTTACAATATGAAGCAATACATTATTGGCCAAATTGTAATATAAAAGAAGTAGAATTTTTAAAACATCCTCATAGACATATTTTTCATATATGCTGCAAAAAAGAAGTAACACATAATGACAGAGATATTGAAATAATTAAATTAAAAAGGGAAATTTTATTTTATTTAAATGAAGAATATCAAGGTAATTTTGTAAGCAGAAGTTGTGAAATGATTGCAGAAGAATTAATGATTATTTTTAAGTTAAATTATTGTAGAGTTTTAGAGGATAATGAAAATGGAGCGGAGGTGATATTATGAAAAAATTAATATATGTACCATTAGAACATATAGATAAAAGATATACTGTTCATTTAGATAATGATATTGAAAATTATTTAAAAGAAAATAATGTTAATTATATAAAAATTAAACCGCCAATTTTAGAACAAAGAGATTTAAATGGTATGTTTTTAGATGCAAGTGGGACAATAAAAACTAAATCACATCAAATATATCTAATAGCTTCACTATATGAATCAGGTTATGTTGATGATAATACTTATTTTTTCTTTTCTGATTTATGGTTTCCAGGTATTGAATCTTTAGCTTATTTAAATTATTTCCATAATGTAAAACCAAAAATAAATGGTATAATTCATGCTGGTAGTTTTACGGATACAGATTTTGTTAGGGACATGGAAAGGTGGGCTAAAAACTTTGAAGATGTTATTTTTGATATATCTAATGAAATATTTGTAGCCAGTAATTTTATAAAAAATGATATTATTAAAAAAAGAATTATACATCCAGATAAATTAACAGTTACACATTTACCTTTAGATAGTGGTTTGGATAAATACAAAAATGAAACAAAAGAAAATATAATAGTATTTAATGGTAGATTGTGCGATGAAAAACAACCCTGGTTATTTGATAGATTAGAAGAATATTTTCAACAAGAAGATTGGAGTTTTGTTAAAACACAAGAACAAGATTTAAATAAAAATGAATATTATAATTTATTAAGTAAGAGTAAGGTTGTTGTTAGTTTTGCTTTGCAAGAAAATTTTGGTTATGGTATTAATGAAGCTGTTAAATTAGGTTGTGTACCTGTTTTGCCAAACAGATTAGTCTATAAAGAATTATATGAACCAACATATTTATATAATAATTTTGAAGAGTGTTGTAATATTTTAAATGATGCTATGAAAAATAAAATAAGTACACCAAAATTAAATTTAGATTCACCTTTTAAAACTTGGTTTATATGAAAATAATTGTAGCTGGAAGCAATACAAGAGGCGTTGAAGATTATTGCAAAAAATATCATGTACCTAAATTATATAGTATTCTAAATGAAAAAAAAGATATCGAGAAGTGGGATGACAAACATTTTTTAATGGTTGACAGCGGTGCTCATAGTTGGAATAAAGAAACAATTACAAAAATTGGTTTAAAACGACATTCTAAAATAAAACCTGCTAATGAATTTATTAATACATATTTTAATTTTATAAAACAACATAAAGATAAAAAAGTTATATGGGTTGAGTTTGATGTATATGGTCATTTACCTTTAGAAACAATTGATGAGTTTTACAATGAAGTTAAAAAATTAAATATTGCAGGTAAATTTATAAGAGTGTATCATCCTATATTAGATAATGGTGATTTAACTATATTAAAGAAATGGATTAATCAAGGGCAAGATTATATTGGTATAGGTAATGATTCAACAAACATACTTCATAAAATATTTTCATTAACTAAAGACAAAATTAAGATTCATGGTTTTGCAATGACAAAACTACCTTTAATGGAAAAATATCCTTTTTTTAGTGTTGATAGTACCAGTCCATTATCAACTGTAATTTTTGGAAGATACACTAAGCCAATAATGAATTTTAATGAAAAAAAAGATATATATGCCAGTAAGTCAATTGAGTGTTTTCAAAATGATGAAGAAAGGTTAGAAAATGCTGTAAAAGAAACAAAAGAAACAGAAAAATATATAACAAAATTATGGAAAGAAAAAAAGGTAATATGGAACGATATAAAATGGTAAATACCAATGATATATTAAAAAGCGACTTTAATGTTGTAAAACATAAATCAATAATGAATAATTATATGCAAAAATTTATTGATAAATTTGGTTGTATTAAAATGTTAATAGTTTGTGAATATGATAATAAATTTAAAATAATAGATGGCAATAAAGCTTATGATAATTATTTAAAAAATAACATTAATAAAATATTATGCTATAATTTAGGTCAATTAACATATGATAAAGAAATAGCTTATAGGCTTTTATTAAATGTGCATTTTAAAAGATTAAATTATATAAATATTGCTAAATACATTAATGATATATGTGATAACGAAATAAAAATGCAAAGCTTTTCAAATAATTCCGGTCTACCAATTAAGGATGTTAAAAGATATAAAGACTTATTAAATTTTAATTGGGATGATTTTCTAAAGGATGATAACAAACAAATAAATCTTTTTTAATATGTATATATCAACAAAAATATTCGACAATTACAGTGTTGCATTAAGACAACACAAAGCACAACATAGTCACTGTAAATTGCTTCACGGTTATGCTTTAAAATTTAAAGTTTGGTTTACTGCAAAAGAACTTGATGATATGAATTGGGTAGTAGATTTTGGTGGCTTTGGACACATGGGGTTAAAAGATTGGATGAACGATATGTTTGACCACACTTTACTAATAGAAAAAGACGATCCTTATTTAGACTTTTTTCAATCTGCAGCAATGGAAGGATTATGTAAGTTACAAGTTATGGATAGAATGGGTTGTGAAAGTCTTGCAAAATTAGTATTTGATAAATTTAATGATACACTAAGTAAACAAGATGGAGCAAGGTGTAGAGTAATAAAAGTAGAAGTATTTGAAAACAATAAAAACAGTGCAATATATGAAACAATTAACTAACAAAGATTTTTTAGTAGTATCTGAAAAATTTTACTCATTACAGGGTGAGGGAAGAACAATGGGAATACCTGCAGTATTTTTAAGATTAAGCGGTTGTAATATTTTATGTAAAGGAGATGGTTGGATATGTGATACAATAGAGGTTTGGCGTAAAGGTATTAAAACACCATTTAATGAAATATTAACAGGTGAATTATTTGATAGACTACATAAAGGAGCTCACCTTGTTATAACTGGCGGTGAACCTTTATTACACCAAAAAAAATTAAAACAATTTTTACAATGGTTCATTGAGTATTATGGTTGGAAGCCAATAATAGAAATAGAAACCAACGGAACTATAATACCAGATGATTATTTTTTCGATATAGTTGATTATTGGAATTGCAGTCCTAAATTGTCAACAAGCGGTGAAGTGTTTAAAAAGCGTTTTAACGAACTATCTTTAGTACGATTAAATAAATGTACTAATATCATATTTAAGTTTGTTATATCTAATGAAACAGACATTATAGAGCTTATAAATGAATATGGCAAAGTTATTGATATGAAAAAAGTTGTATTAATGCCAGCTGGTGAAAGTCAAGAACAATTAAATGAAACAAGACAAATGGTAGCTAAAAAGTGTATTGAATTAAATATAAGATATTGCGATAGACTTCATGTTGTTATTTGGAATAAAAAGACTGGAGTATGATTGAATTACCTTATTTTAAATTTTTTCCTAACCAATGGTTAACTGGAACGATATCATTTATGGAATTAGATTTGCAGGGTGCATATATTAGAGTATGTTGTTATTACTGGAGTAAAAATTGTGAAGTGCCATTGGAACAGCTTAAAATGATAATACCTAACCATTACCAACAACTAATAGATTTAAAGCTATTTAAAATTGTAAAGGGTAAAATAAAGATTAAATTCTTAGATGAACAACATAGCCAATTTAAAACAAGAAGTCAAATTAATTCGCAAAATGGCAGAAAAGGTGGCAAAGCAAAAGCCAACAAATTAAAAGATAATTATGCTAATGACAATCTTTTAAAAGTCAGTGATGATGTTAAAAAACTACTTACTGATGATTGAGGAAGATAAAAAAGCATTAAAATATTTGATTGCCTATAAAGAAGGAAAAATCAAACAAGGTCTTGGAATTAATTTACCAGGTTTAGACAAACATTTTGTATTAAAGAAAGCTTCATTTAATGTGTTGTTAGGGTTAGATAATGTTGGAAAGACTTATTGGCTGTTGTGGTACTTAGTATGTCATGCTAAAATAAACAATAAAAAGTCTATTATTTGGAGTGGTGAAAATAGAAGTGGACAATTAAAAAGAGATATTATTCAAATGTGGCTTGGGCAAAAGTTTAATGAACTTAATAAAAATAAAATTGCATTTTATAATAAAGAAGTTAGCAAATATTTTAAGTTTATAGACAATGCAAAGATGTATAGCCATAGAGAATTGTTAAATATATTCTATGATACTGATGCTGATAATTGTGTAATAGATCCATATACTGGATTAAACCATCCAAGAAACATTGCACAATTTGAAAGGAATTATATGATTTGCAATGACATTAGAGAATTTTGTAATAAGAGTGGTAAGAGTATTTTTGTTTGTATTCATCCAATGACTGAAGCAGCAAGGCGTGTATATCCAGCAGACCATATCTTAAATGGACATATACAAACGCCAAGAAAAGCTGATTGCGAAGGTGGGCAAGTATATCCAAATAGGTGTGATAATTTACTTGTTGGACATAGATTAATATCTCATCCTAAGTTATGGATGATGACAGAAATATCAGTGCTTAAAATAAAGGACAAAGAAACTGGTGGTGAGCCTACAATGATAAATGAACCATTAAGGTTTGAATACAATAATGGATTAGGTTTTGAGCTTGGTGGTGTTAATCCTTTAAATGCAAAATTAGACAGTTTAGATGATGAATTAGATATATTTGATTAATGGACCAATTAAAAGCAATATTATATAAAAACCAGTTTCACATTCTTGTATTAAAAGCCAAAGAGCAAAGCAAGACTAAGAAGCAATTAGAAAGCCTTAAAATACTAACTGAAACACTTGAATACATAAATGAGTTACATAACTATACTGAAGCTTTAGAGTATGAAATAAGACAGCTTAAAGGACAAAACAGTAAGTTAATTTTAGATAATGCTTTATTAAAAAATGAAGTTAAAGAATTAAAAAAGTTTTTAGATGACTGAAGTATATATATTAATATCATTAGGCTACATTATCTGCTTTGTGTTTGGTGTATTAGCTGGAATGAAAATAA